AGCAACCAGACCTAATTTCGGTTCTGCTCCAGCTTCTTTTTCTACCCCTCTCCAAGGAGTTGGATTACAGTTTACTACTACAGCGAGCAGCAATCTTGTAAGTATTGGTAGCCAGCTTAGTTTAGTATTCAATGTTGGTGATTATGTTGTAATCCCCAGAGCTTCGCAGGTTACTGCACCTAATGGTGGATGGACTATTCCATGTGCTCTTATTGCAAAGATTACAAACGTATCTCATGCAGGAAATGTGTATACTCTTACCCTAAATAAAAATGCTTCTGTCAGTTTAACAGATACTCCGGGTTATTGGGGTGGTGGTATTGCGGATGGAACCCAGGGTATGAAATGGATGGTTATTGATTTTGATGCCTTTGTTGGTTGTGATCTAAGTAATCCTAGTTGGCAATTTGGTAGACTTCGTTCTTGCTTACCAATTAGAAATCCACAATTAATGATGGCACAATCTATTTCTTATCTACGTCCTATTAATACTGTTTTCGGAGTTCCAGGCTATTTAGGGAATGCTCCATCTTATTTTGGTGCTTCTACTAATGGCTATCTAACTTTAGGTGATCAGGGACAGCAAACTGCCTATACAGTTAATCCTGGTCTCTCCTTTATATTTCCGAACGGTGCTACACCTCAACCAGTTAATTTTACTGCTCATACTCAGGGATATACTGATGAAGTAACTATAGTATTTACTGAAACTGGTGGTGATCAACAAATTGTATGGGGAAGTATCGGTGGAGTAAAGATTCAGCCTATCCGACCAGTATTAAATCTAAATAATGGTGGTGCCCAATGGATGACTAAATGGGTTTGGGATGGTGGATATAGTAATGAACCTGGTGCAGCTGTTATAGCAGGTACATGGAGACAAATATCTGAAACAGAAACTCTTTCTGGATCAGGAATTAGTCTTACTACTGGAGTTGCAACTACCGTTGTTAGAATACCATTTGGTATATCTAGTAATGCTCATGGTCGTTGGTCGGTTACTGTTAGTATGGGTAGTGGACAAATCAGTACTATGGATATTCAAGTTTCTAATGGTCCTACTTATACAATTGTTAATAAAGTTGATACCGGTGGTATATCTAGAACCTTTGCCTTTAGTGGATCTAATTTACAGATTACACAAACCTCTGGCTCTACACAAACTATTGATTATTGGTCCGCTAGACATGTGGGGTAATTCATGGCTTTTGACAGACAGATTGGATCTTTAACTATTTATTGTGAAGCCAGTAATGCTTCATATAGTGAGAAGGTAGCAGTAGCTTGGGTTATTAGAAATAGAGTTAATAAAGGATTTGGTAAAACTGTTTCTGCTGTTTGTTTAAAAAGAATGCAATTCTCTGAATGGAATGGTGATATTGTAGATAATACTAATTTAGAGAGGGCGGCAAATACTCCAGATGATGATCGTGTTCTACAAGATTGTTTATCAGCATATGATTGGGCATTCAATTCCAAAAGTGTTGATATTACTCAAGGGGCGACGCACTATCATGACAAATCAATCAATCCTCCAGCTTGGACAGTAGGCGCTACTAAAACTCTGGAAACTAATAAGTTTATATTTTATAAGGATGTAAAGTAATGCCATCTACCTCTAATAAACAACATCGCTTCATGGAAGCTGTCGCTCACGATAAAAAGTTTGCAAAGAAAGCTGGAGTTCCTCAAGAAGTTGGGAAAGAGTTTGCCAAGGCTGATAAAACAAAAAAGAAATCTACTCTCTCTAAACTCTACGGTAAGGATAAATAATATGGGTTTCGGCGGTTCATCTTCTCCAGCAGCACCACCAGCATTACCGGCTATCCCGCCTTCTGCTAATCCCCCTACCATGGCATCGGCTTTTAAGATCTTGGCGAATGCTTCAGGAGCAGCGGGTAAAGTTAAATCTGCTGCGGGTATGGGAGTGGATGGTACTGTTGAAACATCTCCTGAAGGACTAACTACAAAGACTCCGCTTGCACCCGCTACTTTACTAGGACAATAATCTGTGGCTAAAAAGAAAGACGAATCTACAGCACACTATGAAAATGCAGGAGCCACACTTCTGTCTGAACAACCTGCTGTAGGTAAGTCTCAAGAACCTGAGTCCGATTGGCCTGCTCTTAGAGGTCATTATGAGACTAGATTAGTTGCTCTTAGAAACTGGAGAGAGTCATGGTGGACTCAGAACTGGTCTGATTTAGCCCAATTTATTCTTCCTCGTCGTTCTATATGGCTTACCCAATCTACTGGTGGTAATCCATCTCCTAATAATATGACACGTGGTAAACCTCTTAATACCTCTATTGCTGATCCTGCTGCTACATTAGCTGTAAGAGTTTGTTCTGCTGGCTTGATGTCTGGTCTTGCTTCCCCTAGCCGTCCGTGGTTTAAAGTTATTCCTTCTATTAAGCGTCTAACCCTGGATACTCAGTCTAGACAGTGGCTTGATGAAGTAGAAGATAGAATGTATACGGTTATAGCTGGCTCTAACTTCTATAACTCATTTGCTCAAGAGTGTGAAGATTTAGTTGTATTTGGTACAGGCCCTTCCATTATTTATGAAGATGAGAAGGATATTATTCGTCTGTACAATCCAACAGTTGGAGAGTATTTTCTTGCTACCGGATCAACTACCAGAATTGATGGTTTATATCGACTGTTTGTAATGACTGTTGCTCAGATAGTAGACTTCTTCGGTATTGATAATTGTCCAGAAGAAATTCAGAAACTCTGGCAAGGTAAGGGTAATCAACTAGAACAAGAAAGAATGATTGCTCACTCTATTGAACCTAATTTCGAGATTGAGACTAAAGGAATTGGTAAGATTCCTGGTAACTTTACATGGAGAGAGTCTTATTGGGTTTATGGCAGTAGTTCAACTGCTCCACTATCCTGTAGAGGATTTGTAGACCAACCATTTACCTCAGCTCGCTGGTCTATTCAATCGAATGATGCCTATGGTCGTTCTCCTGGTATGGATGTCCTACCAGACGTGATGCAACTCCAAGTTATGACTAGACGATTTGCAGAAGCAGTTGAGAAGATGGTTCGCCCACCTTTGATTGGTGATATGTCTCTCAAGAATAAGCCTACATCTACATTACCTGGACATTTAACCTATGTTCAAGATATTGGTCCTGGTAAAGGTATCAGACCTATCTATGAGGTTAATCCAGATATTGCCGGTATGGTAGAAAACATCAAAAGCATTGAACAACGTATTCAGGTTGGTTTGTTTAATGACCTATTCCTGATGCTCGAACAGAAACTAGGAGATAGGGCAACAGCTTATGAAGTAGCACAAAAAGTTCAAGAGAAATTACAGGTATTAGGACCAGTTATTGAGTCTCTTCTGGCGGAAAGTTTAAAACCTAAACTCAAGAGAATATTTAATATCCTTAAGCGTAAGGGTATGATTGATCCACCACCTGACTCATTAAAAGGTATCCCCCTTGATATTGAGTTCGTCTCTATGCTGGCACTTGCTCAGAAGGGTGCTGCTACCGGTGGTATTGAAAGATTAGTTCAATTAGTTGGAGCTATGTCTGCGGTCTATCCAACAGTTAAGGATAATATTGATCCAGATGCTCTAATTCAGGAATACAACCTACTTCTTGGTAATCCTCAGAAGATCTTATACGGACCTGATCAGGTTGCTCAGAACAGAGCAATCCAACAGAAACAATTACAACAACAACAAAAGATGCAGGCAATGTCCCAGATGGCAGAGGCAGCAGGTAAAGCAGCTCCAGCGGCTCAAGTGCTCTCTCAAGTACCTACTGGTGAAGGCCAAAATGTCTTAGGAAAAATGTTAGGAGCATAATTAATGACAGTTTATATTAGTGAACCAGAAATGTTAGTTCGATTTGTAGATGGGTTAAAGGTTGCAGCCGGTAGTGCTCACCAACTAGCTCATGCTCAGGAAAATCCCAATTGGTTGTCTATTCGGGATAAGCTAGAAACTCTTATTGAAATGGGACAGAAGATGGCTATGGCTAAATCTATGCCCAGACAACAAGTTTTAGCAGAATTAGATAAAAGACAGAAAAGACATTTCTCGGATTTAAATACTAAGGAAACTATTAATTAATTATGGTTGATCAAGTCTTAACTACTCAAATCAATGAAGAGGATAAAGAACAGTCTTACGACACATCTGATCCTGTTCAAGTAAATACAGCTAGAAAGAAAGCTGCTAGAACCAGAGCTGATAGACTTAAGTTTGTACAAGCAGCAATGCAACACCCACAAGGCCGTTCTTGGTTCTTCGATATTATTAACCGTTGTCATGTATTTAATAACCCATTTGTCAGAGATAGTGATACCTCTACTGCTTTTAAATGTGGAGAATTAAATATTGGATTGATGATCTTGGCTGATATTCAGGATGCTGCTCCTGATCAGTACCTACCGATGATCTTAGAGAATAAAGGATAACAATGCCACCTGATCCAGTCGTACAAGCCCCTACAGAACCAGTACAGCCTGTTGTTGCTCCTCAACCTGCTCCAGTAGTAGCCGAGCCAGCAGTAGCCGTAGAAACGCCTGTAGTAGCGCCTCAAACAATTCTAACAGAGGCTATAGATAAAGCTAATGAACCACCCAAAGAAAACATTACACAGTCCACGGAAGTTACGCCACCTGGCGAAGACACCGGAAAAACTGACACGAAAGTTACTGAAGGGGGCCAGTCCGAAGACACGGCTCCGCCTCCAAAGTATGACCCATTCAAGCTCCCGGAAGGAATCTCCCTCCAGCAAGAACGGGTAAGTGAGTTTACTGCTCTTTTAGCTGACCTTGAGACAAAAGGGAAAGCTGATCATACTCTAGTACAGGAGTTTGGTCAGAAAGCAGTAGATTTTCACGTTGCAGAAATGACAAAGTTACAAACAGAGTTAACTAAACTTTACCAAACTGCTTGGGACAGGCAAAAAGTAGCCTGGAAAGATCAGTTTCTTAAAGATCCAGAACTGGGTGGTAATCGTACTCAAACCACAGTTGACTCAGCTTTGACATTTATTCGCACTCATGGAGGTACTGCTGAACAGCAAACAGAGTTTAGAAACCTAATGGAGACCTCAGGTCTGGGAAATCACCCTGCTATGATTAGACTTCTGGCTAGTGCCGGACGTGCAATGAGCGAGGGTAAGCCGTTAGCTGCTCCTAAGCCAGTTCCAAATGAACCAAAATCGAAAGTAAAAACCCTTTACGGGGGTTAATATAAGGATAAACAACAATGTCAACTAACGTTCTTCCAAATCTAGTAGACTGGGCTCGTAGGGCTAATCCCGATGGTTCCATTGCAGTAATCGCAGAGATTCTATCTCAGTGCAATGAAGTTATGAAGGATATGATCTGGCAGGAAGGTAATCTTCCGCTAGGCCATAAAACTACAGTCCGTACAGGTCTACCCCAGGGTGTATGGCGTGCTGCTAACCAGGGTGTTCCTAGCTCCAAGACACTAACTGCTCAGTTCACTGACTCAATTGGTGAACTCTATGACTACAGTGTTGTAGACAAATCGCTTGCTGAACTAAACGGTAATGTAGCTAAGTTCCGTTACTCCGAAGATATGGGCCACATTGAGGGTCTTTCTCAGCAAGTAGCATCTGCTCTCTTCTATTCAAATGAAGCGACTAACCCAAACCAGTTTACAGGCTTTGCCCCACGTTACAATACTGTAAATAATGCTAACGCCAAGAATGCAATTAACGTGCTTGATGCAGGTGGAGTAGGTTCTTCTAACCTTAGTATGTGGCTTGTTGGTTGGGGTGATCATACTACCTTCGGCATTTTCCCCAAGGGATCAGAAGCTGGTCTTGTGTATGAAGATAAGGGTGATGTTGTACCTGCATACGACTCTAACGGAAACCGCTTTGAGGCTTATACCTCTCTGTTCCGCTTCCGTCTAGGTCTTTGCGTTAAAGATTGGCGCTACAACGTCCGTATTGCCAACGTAGATACTACTACAGCAGGACTACAGGGAACTAGCCCACCTGACCTCTTTGCTCTAATGAGTCGTGCAGTTGTACGTCTACCAACCGCTTCCCGTCGTCTATCTGGTATTACAGAATCTGATGCTCCAGATGATCCAGTTCCCGGTATTATGCCTGCTTGGTATGTAAACCGTACTGGTCGTGAGTTTATGGATATTCAGGCCATTCGTGATCGTAACGTCCTGCTATCTAGCAAAGATTATGCTGGTGATCCGGTTGTTATGTTCCGTGATGTACCAATTCGCGTCGTAGATGCTCTTACCAACACAGAAGCTCGTATCGTATAATAGTAACGAGTAATAAGGAGAAAACACATGTTTGTTGATAATTCACTATCTTTCAATGGTAGTTGGTCTACCCCACAGGCTATTACTACAACTGCTGATGGTTCGAGCATCATTGATATCACTGGGGCAGGTTCAGGTAATGCTCCTGCTATGATCAACGGTTTCCCTAATCTTAATACCTCAATTGGTGAAGATTACGGTAACGGTGATGGATTGGCTGTTCCATATTTCTATCTAGCAGTAACTACTGCCGGAACTACAGCTAATACTCTTAGCATCAGCCTTAAGGCAGCTCCAGATAATGGATCATATGGACAAGGAACCTATGAAACCCTTTATACCTCAGCTCCTTTTGCTGGTACAGCTCTTCTCAAAGGGGTAGGGCTAATTGTTCCCCTTCCTCCTATTCCTAACTGGGCAAGCCCAACTGGTATTGGTGCGGTGTTACCTCGTTTCTATAAGGTAACATACACTTGCTCTGCTGGTCTTACCGTATCAGTAGTATCTGGTCTGGTTCTAAACCCGGTCTCTTCACTACTTGGTATCCAGTACCCAGAAAACTTTACTGTAGTTTAATAAGTAATTGGTATATAGCTCTAGCTGGATATTTTTCTGGCTAGGGCTATTGCCCCCTCTTAAAGGATTAATATTTAATGATTGATAATACTCGTCCTACATACCGTGTTCTAGCTCTTGCTGGTTTCTTTGGTCCTGATGATATC